GGTCTTTCCAAGTGCGCGGTAAAGTTTGAGTAAAGGGGATTCTAAAGGGAGCCAATCGGAAAAGAGAGCTGTGACGATTATGGCGTGAAGTTTGATAGCCTTGCATTTTATGAATGGGCTAAAACGCGAGACTATCAGGTGTTCTTTTCAAGCTATGAAATCTCGGACGAGTCGTTTTATAAGGTCAAGATCAAGGCCGTTATGAGTCTGATCGGAGCGACCACGAACGGACAAAAGCGAAATGAATATTTATACAGTAACAGACCAATAAACTATGAAAAAGTCGGAATGGAAGATCAAAATTGAAAACGCAGCAAGGGAGGCCGGTACATATCAGCCCTATTTCGATTCGGTCATAGAAACATTATCGAGCATACTTGAACGACGTGACGAAGCTGAGGATCTATTCGATAAATCCGGCAGGGATATTCTTGTAAAGCACACCAACAAAGGTGGTGCTACAAATATTGAGCAGAATCCTGCACTCAGGCTTATTAATGACCTAAACAGGGATGCCCTCGCTTATTGGCGAGACTTAGGACTCACTCCGGCCGGATTAAAGAAGATCAATGATAAAGCTCTTGATAAGCCTAAACGGTCAGCCCTTGGTGATGCACTGAGGGCAATTTAACAGAATGGCTAAGTCATATAAGAACCGGGCAATTAAATATGCGAAGGACGCGGCAGCAGGCAAGATAATAGTCGGTCATGAGGTAAAACTTGCGGCTAAAAGGTTTTTAGGTGATTTAAAACGTGATGAGTTTGAGCTTCACACAAAAGAGCCGGATTTTGTGATCGGGATCATTGAGAAGTTGATGGTTCATCAACAAGGTGAGGACCTAAAGGGTGTACCGTTAAAGAATCAACCGCTATTACTTCAGGACTGGCAGATATTTATTGTTTATAATCTGGTTGGATTTTACTTTAAGGGAACCAGAGAGCGAAGATACAAAGAAGCGTTTATATTCGTCCCTCGAAAGAATGGAAAAACGCTCCTGATTGCAGCATTGGCTTTCGGTCTTGCATTATTGGAGCGTAAATCCGGAGCGAAAATCTACATTGTGGCCGCTTCGCAAAAACAGGCTTGTGAGAGCTTTCAAGATATTTTGTATACGCTTCGATATCGTCAAATGATCGAAGAGTTTAGAATCCGTGATAATAATGCTGAGCACTCTATACATTATGAGTTTTTGGATGATGAGGGCAGACCGGACGGGTCAATAGACATTGAAGCTTTGGCATCTAACCCGGATGCTCAGGATTCCTTTAATTGCAATATTGCAATAGCTGACGAGATTCACGCTTTTAAGAAGGCCGCTCAATATAATCGATTCAAGGAAGCAATGAAGGCTTATACCAACAAGCTCATGATCGGCATAACGACGGCCGGCGATAACGTCAACTCATTTTGCTATCGACGTTTGGAGTATGGTATAAAGGTCGTAAACGGTACGGTTGTAGATGAGTCAATGTTTATTTTTATCTCCCGGGCTGACCAGGACGATAAAGGCAATGTTGACTTTTTGAGTCAAGTACAGCAACAAAAAGCAAATCCCTCTTACGGCGTAACAATTCGTCCTGAGGAGATCATGAATGATGCGCTCCAGGCTCAAAACGATCCGCAACAGCGAAAAGACTTTTTAAGCCGAAGCTTGAACATATACACGTCAGCCATGAAGGCGTGGTTTGACATAGCCGAGTTTAGAGCTTCAGATCAACAGTATAACTGGACACTGGAAGATCTCGCACGGCTCCCGATAAAGTGGTACGGTGGCGCGGATCTGTCAAGAATGTATGATCTGACAGCCGCAGCTCTATACGGAAGCTATGAAGATGTTGATATAGTTATCACTCATGCGTTTTTTCCGGTCACACAAGCGGCGGCGAAAGCTGAAGAAGATAATATACCACTTTACGGGTGGCAGGATGACGGATGGTTGACAATGTGCAACAGTCCGACAGTCAACATATCCGATATCGTTAATTGGTTTGTATCGATGCGGAATATGGGATTTAAGATTGTCTGTGTCGGTCATGATCGGAAGTTTGCCGGCGAGGAATATTTCCCGGCTATGAAGAAGGCCGGGTTTTATATTGAGGATCAGCCCCAATACTTTTATCTAAAGAGCCAGGGGTTCAGACATATCGAGAGAAAAGTAAAGGACGGGAAACTGTACTACTTACATTCAGATGCGTATGAGTATTGTATATCGAATGTATCAGCGATAGAAAAAACAGACGACGCGGTACAGTATCAAAAAACAGAGCCGGAGCACAGGATTGATTTATTCGATGCTTCGGTTTTTGCGTGTATAAAGTATCTTAATCAAGCGGAGAAGAACAAAGCGGCCGCTGGATGGTGGAGTTAAATGAGCAAGAAAAGACAGAAACCCAGACAGACGCGAAACACGGCAACAAAAAACACATTATCGGATATCGCTTTTTGGTTTGGTGACGATAGCGACCTGAAATGCTCGGGTTATACATCTCTTGACCAGAATCCGGACGTAATGACAGCTTGCCGGACTATTGCAGAGCTGATCGGGTCAATGACCATTCATTTAATGGCAAATACGGAGTCGGGCGATATCCGTATCGTAAACGAGTTATCCCGGGCGATTGATATTGATCCAATATCTACAATGACGCGTTCCCATTGGATGGAAACAATCGTTATGAATATGCTTCTATACGGCGAAGGAAATTCAATCGTATGGCCGCATACCTGGGATGGTCTGATCAGATCCTTAGAGCCGATAGCCGCGTCAAGGGTAACGCTAATGCCGGATACGTCTAATCCGTATCGATATTATAAGATCCTGATTGATGGACAGGCGCATGATCCCGAGAATATGCTTCATTTTACACATAACCCGGATAAAACATATCTCTGGAAGGGCAGAGGCTTGACCGTATCGCTCCGGGATGTGGCAAACAATCTGAAGCAGGCATCAAAGACGGAAAAAGGCTTCATGGAATCAAAATGGAAGCCGTCACTGATTGTCAAGGTTGATGCTATGACAGATGAGTTTTCCGGCGTAGAAGGACGAAGGAAGCTCCGAGAGGATTATCTTGAAACCGGAGAGGTCGGTGCACCTTGGATCATACCGGCGCAACAGTTTGAAGTACAGGAAGTCAGGCCGTTATCTCTGTCAGACCTTGCCATATCCGATATGGTACAACTTGACAAGAAAACTGTAGCCTCGATCGTAGGTGTTCCGCCTTTTGTGTTAGGAATTGGAGATTATAACCAAAAGGCTTGGAACTCATTTATACAGAACAAGATCCGCCCGATATGCTTAGGTATCGCTCAGGAGCTTACTAAAAAGCTGATCCTGAGTCCTAAGATGTATCTGCGGTTTAATACGCTGTCATTAATGGACTGGGATATTCAGACAATATCCAACGTGTTCGGCAGCTTGTCAGACCGTGGATTTATCACAGGTAATGAAGTCAGAGACCGTATAGGTATGAGCCCGAAGGAAGGGCTTGACGAGCTTAGGGTGTTAGAGAACTACATCCCTTACGATATGGCAGGACTTCAGAAAAAACTGATCCAGGAAGGAGATTGATATGGAACAGCGATATGTAGAGATGTCAGAAGTAACCACACGTTCCGCGGAAGATGGTGCTCCGATAATTGAGGGGTATTTCGTCCGCTACGATGATGTATACGAGGTCGCTCCGGGTGCTACCGAGAGCATAGCGAGAGGCGCGTTTGCAGAGTCGATACATGGAGACGTGAGGGCTTTATATAATCACAACACAGATATCGTACTCGGGCGCGTGAGTGCCGGAACTCTAACACTCGAGGATAGAGAACTGGGATTGTGGGGAAGTGTTAAGATCAATCCAAAGGATTCACAGGCTATGGACGCTTATGAGCGGATCGCACGGCGTGATATTCAGGGATGCAGCTTTGGCTTTGACATTGAAAAAGAGAGCACGACCGTTAATGAGGACGGGAGTGTTCACTGGACGATAGAAAAGGCCTCGCCACTCTATGAGGTATCCCCTTGCGTGTTCCCGGCTTATGAAGCAACATCCATTGAAGCCAGAAAACACGACCTTGAAAAGATCAAGGAGCGTGAACGGTCCGCATGGATTGAAAGAACGAAAGAGAGGTTAAAAAATGTTAAAGCAGATCATGTTACGCAAAAAGATTGATGATAAGCGTAAAGAGCTTGATGCTTTACGCGCTAAAGATGCCGATTTCGAAAAGAGAGAGGCAGATTTAGAAGCGTCAATCGAGGAAGCGACCACGAACGAAGAAAGAGAAGCTGTGGAGGCTGCCATTGATGAGTATGATTCTGAAAAGGCAGAACATACCGAGACAAAGGAAAATCTCGAAAGAGAGATCAGTGAACTTGAAAACGAGCTCAAAGAGATTGAAGCAACAGACGAAGCACAGGCGCGTCAGGTTGATACGCCTAAGGAAGAGAAAAGGGAGGTAAAAGAAATGCCCGTAGTAAGAGATGCGGCTACAATGGGTCGCAAGATCAGAGACAGATTTAACGCTCTGGATGCAACGCAGAGAAACGCAATCGTCGAGAAGGAAGATGTAAAGGCTTGGATCGGCGAGATCCGCGCACATATCAGCGAGAAGAGGGATCTCACTAACGTAGGTCTCACAATTCCCGAGGTATTTATCGGATATCTGCGTGAGAACGTGACCGTATACTCTAAGTTGTATCGTCATGTAAATGTACAGTCCGTAGGCGGCACCGGCCGCGAGGTAATTATGGGCTCTGTGCCTGAGGCAATCTGGACAGAGTGTTGCGCTATCCTTAACGAGCTGAGCCTCAGCTTTAATGATGTTGAGGTTGATTGCTTTAAGGTTGGCGGATATTTCAAGGTATGCAACGCTGTCCTTGAAGATTCTGACCTTAATCTTGCAGCTCTGATCCTTGAAGCTATCGCTCAGGCTATCGGACTTGCGCTCGACAAGGCTATCCTTTACGGACGCAATACATCCACCAACTATAAGATGCCTTTGGGCGTTATGTCCAGACTTGTACAGACCGAGGCTCCGGCTGATTATCCTGCAACAGCTCGCCCCTGGGTGGATCTTCATACATCTAATATCATTAGTGTACCTTCAACAGCTACTGGGCTTGCTCTGTTTAAGGCTATCCTGCTTGCTTCAGGAAGCATCAAGGGCAAATATGCTCGTGGCGAGAAGGTTTGGATCATGAACGAAACCACATACACTACTCTGAAGGCCGAAGCACTCAGCATTAACGCTGCCGGCGCTATCGTATCCGGAGTAGAAGGTACAATGCCGGTTGTTGGCGGTATCGTTGAAGTTCTTGACTTCATCCCGGACAACGTGATTATCGGCGGATACTTCGAGTTGTATCTCCTCGCCGAGAGAGCTGGTAACAAATTCGCTCAGAGCGAGCACGCTTTCTTCATCCAGGATCAGACAGCATTTAAGGGAACCGCAAGATATGACGGTACTCCCGTTATCGCTGAAGCTTTCGCTGCAATCGGTCTGAACGGTGTAACACCGAACGCAACTATGACTTTTGCAGCAGACACAGCTAATTCGGGCGCATAATGTACAAGGTTGTACGTTATTTCACAGACTTGCAGGACAACGGGCATCCCTACAGAGTTGGGGATGCCTTCCCTCGCAATGGTCTGACAGTATCAAAGGAGAGGCTTGCGGAGCTGTCCGGTTATAACAACAAGCAGAGAACTCCGCTCATAGTATTGGATGAGGTTGCGACATCTAATACCATGGACGAGCCTAAGAAGGTGGTCAAAGATGAACGATCAAGCGATTCTTTCAATGTTGAAAGTAAACCTCGAAATAAGAAACAGCATAAATGATACATATCTGAATCAGCTTATCACGGTATCAAAATCCGAGATAAAGAAGGAAGGTATCACGCTTGATGTGTCAGAAGATGGCTATACCGTGGATCACGCAAATCTGATAGTCATGTATGCAGCGTATCTCTATCGCAGACGCACGGGGAACGCTGAAGGATATGGCACGGCTTCGCTTAATCCTCAGGGTATGCCTTATATGCTCCGATACGCTCTGAATAATGAGTTGTTTGCTCAAAAGATGAGGTCATAAAGATGAACGATGGAATTGTAAGAGCTTATAAACTGGTAAACACAGCTCCGTCTGGCGAAATGCCAAAAGAGCAACTCGTACCGCTCGAATATAACGACGAGGTTTTAGAGTGGCAGTTTTTAAGTCGTACAGTCGGATATAACCGTCAATATGAAGCTATGGGCGTGGGTGAGCGCGTTGATATGCTCATCCGGATATGGAGAGCCGACCAGATCAGGATCGGGATGTACGCGATACTGACTGAATACGAAGGACAGGAAAACCCGAACGGAGATCAGTACAGGATTGATAACGTACAGCACATACTTGATGAGAACGGCTTGAAAGTGACGGATTTGACATTATACAGGTTGGATGAACTATATGAAATCGCTTCAAACTAATCTAAAAAAAATATCTGAAGCCCTAAATACCACGTCGGCAAATGGTAGGGTTTATCACTACACACGGCCGAAAGATCCCGGTAAAAGCTGGGTAGTATGGGCGGAGGATAGCGAAGCGGTCAGCTTTCGGGCTGATAACTACAAACATGAGCAGCAGATTCACGGGACGATAGACGCATTTACTCAGGTAGAGTATGATCCGCTATTAGACGAGATTCAAGAAGCCCTCAACAATCTTCAAAATGTTGCCTGGGCTCTTTTATCTGTCCAATATGAGGATGACACGAAGCTGATTCATTACGAATGGGAGTTTAATGTTGTATGAAGCTGACAGTCGGTAGCGGTATAGATAACTACATAGATCAGTTACAAAATCTCAGTTTAACGGCTCCAGAGGCTATTGGTAAAGCAATCTATGAGGGTGCCGCTATTGTGTCAGATGCAATTAAGGCCAACATTGAGAGAATCCCAACGGATGAGGGTTTTGCGTCTCCCGGGAATAAATTACAAGGTATCAAAGCAATACAGAAAACGGGATTAAAAAAGGCTTTTGGACTTGCGAAAAGCCGAAATGATAACGGCTACATAAACGTGAAAGCCGGCTTTGACGGGTATAACCTTCTTAAGTCGAAGAAGTATCCGCAAGGTCAGCCGAACGCTATGATAGCGAGAACTATTGAAAGCGGTAACAGCTACACGCAGAAACATCCCTTTGTAGGACCGGCCGTGCAGACTTCCAGAGAAGCGGCTGAGCGAAGGATGGCGGAAGTTATTGACCGCGAGACAAGTAAGATAATGAAATAATCAGGAGGTTTAAAAATGGCAAACGGAAAAGTTTGTACAGGCTTCTCGAAGCCGTGGGTCGCAAAGTATACGGCCAGTGCCGGAACGATCACGTATTCGGATGCTATGCCCTTAGCGCGTGGCGTTGACGTGCAGATTTCACCGGATACGGGAAATGATAACAATTTTTATGCAGACAATCAGCTTGCGGAGAGTGATGCCGGTACATTTACGGGCGGTACTCTGACTCTTACGGTCGATGGACTGTTTATCACCGCAGAGCGTTACCTTATGGGATTACCGACTGCGGGAGAAGATGGCTTTACAGCTTATGACGATGATCAGCAGGTTCCCGATGTGGGAGTCGGCTATATCGCAAGATATATGTCTGCCGGCGTTACCACATTCGTGCCGACTGTACTGGTCAAGACGAAGTTTAATCAGATCGAGCGCAACGCAGCTACTCAGGAAGATCAGATTGACTGGCAGACCGAACAGCTTACAGCTAACATTATGCGCGGCGAAGATGCTAAACATACGTGGAAGTATATCGGCAATGATTATAACACCGAGGAAGAGGCTGAGACGGCTTTAAAAACAAAGCTGGGTTACACACCGTAATAATTGGAGGGTTTTATGAAGGTTTACGGGAGAGACATTTTCTTTAAACGTACTATTCAGGCTAATTGTGAGATAGTTGACACACTATGTAATGGTGACGCTGATCAGATAGAAAATATGTTTAATGGCGCGTATGTCAAATCACAAAAAGCCGCTGCAACATTTATCTCGATCCTAAGTGAAGGATATGAGAAAGCTCAAAAATTTAATGATCCGGATTACGAGCCTCATCCTATAACAGTTGATGAGGCTCTTTCATTGGATGAGGATGATTTTAGTCAGCTCTTCAATGAAGCTCTAACAGCTTGGTCGGGCGAAAAGATCACGGTTGAGACCGAAGAACCGAAGCCGACCGGGAAAAAAAACGTAAAAACAAAAAAATCCGCTTAAATCTGGCATGGTTCCTCTTTTATGGGCGTAGACTTGGGATGTCCAAAGCGGAGATCCTGGTCACGCCCTACGGCGAAATGCGAGATATGATGAACTGTTTGGCAATATATAACGGCGGAGTAGAACCGAAAGAGTATAAAAAAACCATGACTTATGATGAGGTTATGGCTTTGAGGTAGATTTATGAGTACGAATATAGGTCCTAAAATTGGTATTGACGGGGAAGCCGAATATAGAAAACAGATTCAGAATATTATCCAGGAGACAAAGACACTTAAGTCGGAGTATGAAAAGGTGTCTTCTTCTATGGATAAAGGCACAAATGCCTTCAAAAAGAATAAAGAACAGTCTGAAAACCTTACAAAACAGATTGAAGTACAGTCTCAAAAGGTTGAAGAACTCCGTAAAATGACCGAACAGGCGGCGGATAAATTCGGAGAGTCTGATACAAAAACGCTTAAATGGAAAGAAGCACTCAATAAGGCTGAGACGGAACTAAATAATCTTAAACAGGATCTTCAAAACCTTCCGAGTCAGCTTGATATACTTGGACAGAAATTTGAGACAGTAGGGTCAAAGATTAAATCAATCGGATCTACTGTTTCCGGGATAGGTACCACTCTTTCGACCAGAGTAACACTCCCCCTTGTCGCAGTAGGCACCACGGCTGTTAATAGTTTTGCTGAAGTTGACAAGACTATGACGCTTGTCAATGCAACTATGGCTAACGGCACGGATGAGGCCGAATTGCTAAATACGGCAATGAAAACAGCGGCGGCTAATTCGGTCTATGGTATGTCAGACGCTGCGACAGCAATGTTATCTTTTGCTCGTGCCGGTCTGACCGCAGAGCAAGCGGCTGCGGCAATAGCACCGGCTATGAACCTTGCAGCCGGAGAAGGCGGAGATCTTGATACTGTAGCGGCTGGGCTTGTTGGAACGATAAATGCTTTCGGTGATTCGTTTGCAAAAACTGAATATTATGCGGATATATTCGCAACGGCTTGCAATAGTACGCAGTTAGATATCAATAGTTTGTCTGATAGTATGGCTTCAGCAGCTACGGTATTTAGAAGTGCAGGATACGATGTAAAAGATGCTGCTCTATATATGGGAATTATGGCCGACAATTCGATCCCGGCGAGTGAAGCCGCTAATTCATTGGGTACGGGTCTGGCTCGGTTAGTAGCCCCGGCAAAACAAGGCCGTGAAATGATGAAAAAATTAGGTATTTCCATCGTAAACGCTGACGGCTCTATGAAAGATACGATAACGATTCAAAAAGAGTTGCACGATACGTTTACAGGTTTGTCTGAATCTGAGCAGATAGCAGCGGCTTCGGCTATCTTTGGTAAGAATCAGATGGATAATTGGCTCGCCTTGATCAATACGGCTCCGGAAGACGTTGCCGCATTATCAAAAGAGCTTGAAAATTCAACAAATGCCACTAACGATATGGCTAATGCCATGATGAGTGGTTTCGGTGGTTCACTTGAAAAGCTGAAATCAAGTGCAGATGTGGCGCGTGAATCTTTCGGAGAAGCACTTGCACCGACAATATCCAAAGTAGCGGATTCTATTCAAAATCTTGTAGACTGGTTTAACTCATTAGATCAATCTCAAAGAGAGAGTATTGCTAAGGCTGCTATGATAGTGGCAGCAGTGGGCCCTATACTCACAGTTGGCGGAAAGCTCATTACAGGAGTTGGATCCAT